GAAGAGACTGTGGGAGTTATCGACCTAAACCTGCTCGAAATTCACATATCTACCGATGGACAGAAAGAACATCTATTCAAGATGGGGGATATCGAGGTCCGGGCTAAGACATTGAAGTCATGTGTCTGGGAGCTGGCCGCTCAACTGGGCTGGGGTAATAGCCAGGAAGACATTCTCAAGGTGCTCAATACTTTCCCGGCTTCCAGCAACAGGGACCTTCTTATCAGCATCCTGGAAGAGAAACAACCGGCGGAGGCAAAGCGAGACTGACAGTACGTTTGCGTTGAGGAGTGGTAACACTCGATGTTAGTTGATTGTCAAAACTGCGGCAGGCAGGTCATCCTGGACGGTGGTGACCCTGATGAGAAGTGTTATTTTTGTGGTAAGCCGGCATTAAGAAAGGAGGAGAAAAATATGCCAGAAACTATGCCAGGACAGAATCAAGGAAATGATAAGTTGCCTGAGATTCCGCCAAAGCCGACTGGTTCTGGAGGTCCCGGGGCTGGAAGTATCAACAGGCAGATAGGCCGCTATTATGATGAAAACAGGAAGCAGATAGAGGCCGAGATAGCCCAGTACGGAGAGAAACAGACGTTGACGCGCTGGCATATCAGCTCAAGTACCTGGAAAGGTCTCAGGGATAGGTGGGCCGGCGTTAAGAGAGGTAAGGTTGAGAAGCATGTCAAGAAGCAGAAATCGAAGGTGCCGGAGAAGATAACTAAAGGTGAGTCTACAGGTGGGAAGCCCTCACAGGATTTGAGGCAAACAGCCGGCGGATTACAAAGTGTGGTCTCGAATCTGGTTAAGACTGATAAATCACCGGAGCCGGTATTGATAATCGAGCTGGAAAAAGGTAGCGATTTTGTTCTTTACGATACCGACTTTACATCGCTCGAAAAATGGGAAAATGAGAATTTTTGGAAAGGGATTGGCAACATGATAAGAGGGCGTGGGCTCAGGAAGAGAGGGGGGGTAGGAAATGCCTCTTAAAAATTATACAACGGAAGTTCCGGCCGAGCGCTCTGTCTCTCAGATTCAAGGCAACCTGGTAACCCATGGCGCCAGGGACATTCTCATCCACTTCGGTGCTGACAAAGAGCCGGAGAGCATGTCCTTCATCATCCCGACGCCACAGGGTGATATTCCTTTCCGGCTGCCGGCGAATGTTCAAAAGGTGGCTGCCGTACTTGCGAAAAATATTAATATTAACCTCCCTGAATGGCATGCAAACTATCAGAAATACCTACTGAACGCCAAAGAAAGAGCTCGCAAGAAAGCATCTAACGTCGCCTGGCGCATTATCAAGGACTGGGTAGATTCACAACTGGCTATCATCGAGACCGAGATGGTGACTCTTGAGCAGGTCTTCCTTCCCTACCTGATAGTAAAGGGAAATCAGTCTCTCTTCGAGGCTATGAAAGACAAAGGATTCTATCTTACAGAGGGTAAGAAGGAATGAATAAGACCAAGATTGAATGGTGCGATTACACTCTGAATCCAATAAAGGGATTATGCCCTGTGGCTTGCTCCTATTGCTATGCCCGGAGAATGTATAAGCGCTTCAAGTGGAATCCCAAAGTGAGATACGAAGACCCATTCTATGATTTCTATGAACTCAAAAATAAGCCACCAAGTCGAGTTTTTATTGGGTCTACTATAGAATTATTTGGAGATTGGATTAGACCTGAATGGATTCATAATATTTTTGGCTTTTGCTGTGCCTATCCCCAACATACCTTTATCTTCCTTACCAAGCAACCTCAGAATCTTATCAAGTGGAATCCCTTCCCTGAGAACTGCTGGGTTGGAGTGAGTGCCACTAATGAAATAATGGCCGCCGCAGGATGCGCTTGGCTCAGTAAAATACAGGCTAAGGTAAAGTTTCTATCCCTCGAACCTTTACTAGATTGGGACAGGGAAAATGCTGAGAACTCAATACTCAAATGGCATCCCAAAATATTACAGTGGTTAATTATTGGTCAGCAGACGCCGATCAAGAAAGCCACAATGCCTAAAAGAATTTGGATAGAGGAGATTGAAGAAGCGGCAGACAAAGCAAATACCCCTGTTTTTCTGAAAAACAGCCTGGAGAAACTCGTACCTCATCGATGGCAAGATAATGTCTTAGGCAAGTTACTGCGAAACGAAGATGAATCATTGCGTCAGGAGATGCCTAGATGACTAATTTAACGAAAATCCAGAAGCAGGAACGCTCTAATAGACATTGGAGAGGATACGTGCACCGATTCGGTCTGCCCACTCCACCCGGAACGAAGCCGAGAAAATTTGTTCCCTGTGTGCCTGCATGGACGCCACCTAAAGCTATAAGAACAGGATTTGAATTATTCGATGATTTCCTGAAACGGCTTAATGATAGATTCTCGCCCATAATACACCCGCCTAGAAATCTCAGACCGTAGGAGGTTGAAGTGACAGTTATTCATATACGAGATAAGAAATTCCCAGGGCAGCCACTACATTTTGAGTCGAGGACAAAGAATCTGCGCTTTGCCGATGAAAATAACCAGGCCACTTGTAAGCTCTGTCTGGCTATGGTTAAAAGAGCCAAGAAATATCAATCTCGAGAGAGGTAATAGTGTCAAGATTAAAGCCATTTGTGCTGACAGCGGAAGACAGGGTCAGGCTAGGTAAGAAAGTCCGGGACCAGCTCCGGGTAGGTAAGGCTAATGCTACCAGGGGCAAGGACCTGGCCTTCCGCCTCGGGTACCCGGATGATAGAAAGGTCAGGGTTGTCATTCGCGACCTGATTGGGGAAGGTGTACCAGTTGCATCCTCTGTCAGCGAGCCCATGGGCTTTTATGTTGTGGCTAATCCGGATGAGGCGTTTGAGTATATCCGGGTCCTGAAAGAGCGCATCAAAGAGGACGAATCGAGGCTGGTTGATTTCGAGAAGGCAGTGGCCAATATGAAGGTGCCGGAGCAAGGTGAATTAGGGCTTACTATGAAAGGATAAACAGCTATGGCGTGGATTGAGTCGCATCAAAGTTTACAGAAGCACCCGAAGACTATTGTCGCGGCTAATATGCTGGGGATATCCCGGGTGCAACTTATCGGCCATCTGCATTGTTTGTGGTGGTGGGCACTGGATTTTGCCAGTCCAAAAGGATGTCTGGGGGTCAATATTTCCGCTGAAATAATTGCAGAGGCGGCAGAATATTGTCAAAACCGCGCTAATATTAGTACTAAAACGCGTCAAAGTCGCGCCGATATTGCAACAAAAACAGCGCGAAAGTTCGTAGATGCTCTAATTAATTGCGGTGGAAACGGTAAAGGTTTTTTGGAAGAAATTGATGGAATATTTTATCTACATGACTGGTGGGATTACGCCGGTAAATTAATAGAAATAAGGAGTTTATCAAAGGAGCAAAAGCGTCTCGGCGGTCAAATTAGAATGGCAAAGCTTACACCTGATGCCAGGAGGATGCTAGCTAAGCTGGCATCTAAAGCAAGATGGGAAGATAAGGAAATGCCAGCAGACATGCCAGCAGAATCCCAGCAGATGCTGGCATCGGAAAATCATCGAGACATACCCAAAATGCCAGCAGGATGCCAGCAGGATGCCAGCTATGGGATGCCAGCTATATGCCAGCAGATGCCAGCTACCGTACCTAACCCAACCGTACCCAACCGTACCCAACCCAACAGTACCTCTACTACTACCCCTACCCCTTCTCCCGACAGTAGTAGTTTTCTTGATATTTTTGACCTTTATAAAAAAGAGATTTCTGAACTGACCCCGTCTATCCAGGGGGAACTAGAAGGTGCAGTTAAAGACTACGGCCGGGACCTGGTTATAGAAGCAATTAAGGCGACCGCCCGGCAGAATAAAGATAAGCACAGCTGGTCCTATGTAGCCGGCACGCTTAAGAAGATGGCCAGCGAGAAAAGTGAGAAATATCCGTTTCTGCCGGACCCGCCGACAGAGGAGGCCGAGACTATCTGGCGCGCCAGCTGTGAGAAACTGGCCACTCAGATTAATCAGGCTAATTTCGAGACCTGGATTAAGCCAACTGTCGGTGTATCTTTGAAGAATAATCAATTCTGGGTAGGCTGCCCGAATTCTTACGTTGCAGAGTACCTGGACAAGAACCAGCGAGGCCTGATAGAGAAGACGATATCCGAGTTGACCGGGCGCCAGATGACGTTGGCGCTCGGTATCCTGCCGGTAAAGAATCCGTGATAAGAGGAAATATGCCAAATAGTATGCCAGTCAAGGCTCTACAAATAAACGAGAAGCAGCTCCGGGAGCAGATACGAGACTTATGCAAGATTCTGGGCTGGAAGTTTTACTTTACCTGGACAGCCATCCATAGCCCTCGAGGGATGACGGATCTGATACTATGCCGGCCGCCCAGGGTGATATTTGCCGAGCTTAAACGTGAGAAACAAGAGCCGACTCCGGAGCAGCAGGAATGGCTTGATATCCTCGGACAGTGCCCGGGTGTAGAACGTTATGTGTGGAAGCCTTCCAGCTGGGACAAGATAGTGGAGATTCTGAGATGAGTTCCGAGGGGAAGGACCAGGTAACGCAGGACCAGATCCAGAAGTTGCGTCTCGAGAAGTGCATGAAGTGCAACTCGCTATGCACCTGGCGGGGTAGTTACTTTTGTGCCTATAACGAGACCCCGGACATCTGCGGTGAGCACTTCCACAGGAAGGGCGAGTGGCAGGGCGGCGATCGGGACAAGGAACCGGTTTATTGAGGACGAACATTATGAATGAAAAGCTAGAAAATTCTCAACCGGACCACAAGGAACAGAAGGAAGTAGACCTGTTTCTCAAGAAGCTGAGGTTTTTGAAGCGAGAGGGAGGCTGGGGTAAGATTATCGTGACTGTCCATAATTCGAAAGTCGTTTATGCTATAGTCGAGATAGGCGAGCAGGTGGCGATGGACATTGATACCAGGTAATTAATAAAACGCCGAATCTAGAAGCGATAGGCGACCTTTCAGGGTGAATATCCCTGGCTCGCCTTTTTGTTTAGGAGAAGATTAGGAGAAGATAGATGCTCTTGGTCCCGGTCTGGTACTGCATCAGTCCTGAGTGTCAGGAAGCGCTCCGGGCATATCAATGGCGCCATCACCGGCGGAAACTTACTCTGCCGTCTTATTTGCCTGAGCTCGAGACTCTGGATGAGATAGACAGGCTCATGCGTGAGAAGCCTCATAAGCCTATGGGAGAAAGGGCCAGGTGAACGAGGAGTGGTATTCCTATGGGCAGATTACATTTCGCCGCCGGCATATCGTCTGGATCCTTGAGCATGCCGTCACCCTAAGAAACGGCAGGTGGCCGCCTCAGCCTATTGTCTCTGGCTACATCGACTCACCGATCGGTAAACGACAAGTTAGATCTGAGGCGCCTTTTACCCGAGCAGCTGGTATCTTCGCTGAGGTTGAGGAGCGTCTCGAGAAGTGCGGTGATGATGGGCATCTCTGCTTAGGATATTATCTGGGAGAGGTTGATCTACATTGGTTAGCCCGGTACGAGAAATGTGATGAGAGCGACTTGTGGAGAAGAATAAACCGCTCGATTGCCTATGTATCGAGCGGTTCCGTGAGACGCTGGCATAATACTCCGGACAGGCCCGGGCAAACTTATGAGAACTGGAGGAAGGAGGACCGCAGAAAATTCGCAACCCACGCCTGACTTGCGAAACCACTTGACAACAGTTTAGCTTCCGTAGTATATTGACAAACAGTTAGGGTACTATGCAAACCGCCTGAAAAAGGGCGGATTTTTATTGCCCTAAAAGCCCGCCAACCACAGCGGGCTTTATCATTTCTCCCTCCCTTAGCGCAGGCGAGCTGGTGGAGTTTTATGATTCTCCTCGGCTCGCCTGAATTATTTCTCAAGAAATATTGAAATGAGTGCAGTCGAAGCGGAATCTATGGTCCTGTCAGAGAGACAAAAGCAAATCCTCACCATGGTGGCTGACGGTGCTACCTGGAAAGAGATTATCTACCGTCTGGGCATTACACGTTATACCCTGAAGAATCATCTGAACTCTATCCGTGAAAGACTGAATACTCAGGGCACCGTGCATGCGGTGGCTCTGGCTATCAGGCGAGGTCTAATTTGATTGATGATACTTTAATCTTGGGCGTCTCTCTTTTATCGGTGATGATAGTCGGTGTGCCGATAATTATCTGGGCTTTATTAAGATGGCGCAAGCCATGAGGATATGAGGTTCAATGGAAATTAGAGAGATTAACATAAACGAGCTGAAACCCTGGGGCAAGAATCCCAGGAAACACGATATTGAGAAGCTGGTCAAGAGCATCGAGCGCTTTGGATTCCGTGCGCCCCTGGTGGTCAATAAGAGAAACGGCGATTACATGGTCGAGGCAGGGCACGGCCGGCTGGTGGCAGCAAGAGTCCTTGGTCTATCGAAGCTTCCCTGCGTTATAGTTGAAGACGATGAGCTTACTGCCGAGGCTTATGCCATTGCTGATAATCGGCTCCAGGAGTTCGCTGAGTGGGATATGCCGGCGCTGGCCGAAACCTTGAAGGAATTTGACGGAGAACTATTGAAGACCATCGGTTTTACCAGTGGTGAGCTGGACAATCTTATCAGTGAGCTGGACGCCCAGGCAGCCGGCAGCAAAGAAGAGAGCTTTGATGTAGAAGGGCGGATGGAGTCAGCCCGGGAAACGTCGACCGATATTAAACTCGGCAATGTCCTGCAGCTGGGCAACCACCGCCTGATGTGCGGTGACAGCACCTCGAGGGAAAATGTCGCCAAGCTCATGGCTGGGCAAAAGGCTAATCTGGTCTTTACTGACCCACCCTACAATGTGGATTACAAGTCTAAGGGCGGCAATAGTTACAGCGAGGGGAAGTACGGCGGTCTGAAGGCTTTCGAGGATGATAAGACTCTCTCAGGTTATCACTACTTCCTGACTGCAGTTATCCAGAACATCCATGATTTCACTGCTGACAAAGTGCCGGTCTATTTCTGGTATGCCGATAGTTATAGCGACCTGGTCCTGGGGACGTTCAGGCAGTTTGGCTACAGCATCAAACCATCTATCATCTGGCTGAAGGACCATCTCATCTTCTCTCATGCAACTTATCACCGGTGTTATGAGCCGATGGCTTACTGCTGGAAAGACGGCAAGAAGCCTTATGAAAATCGGATAACCACCCGGAAAGAGACCGATTTCTGGATGGATCGTCTGACCTTTATGGACTATCTGAATGTCTGGTATATATCTCGAGACAAAATCAATGAATATAAACACCCTACTCAGAAACCTACCGCCCTGGCAGAGCGAGCCATCCGTAATAGTAGCCAAGAAGGTGAGATTATTCTTGACCTATTCGGGGGCTCTGGTTCAACCCTGATTGCCTGTGAGAAACTCGCTCGCCAGTGTTTCATGATGGAGCTGGACCCGCATTACTGCCAGGTGATAGTCGACCGCTGGGAAGCCTTCACCGGTAAGAAGGCGGTGAGGTTGGATGGGTAGAGGGCGAAAGACAAAACTGACACCTGAGCTCCAGGAAAAGCTAGTCCAGTACATCCTGGCTGATAACTACTTCGAGACAGCATGCTGGGGTGTCGGCATTACACCCCAGACCGGATATAACTGGCTGAATCGAGGCGAGCGAGAATCCAAAGGGATCTATCGAGCATTCTACCTGGCAATCAAAAAGGCGGAGGCTGAGGCGGAAATCGTTGACATAGCCTATATCAAGGCGGGTAAGGACAGCTGGCAGTCCCGTGCCTGGATACGGGAGCGCCGCAGCCGGGAACGATGGGGCAGGACGCAGATAGAAATAACCGGGAAGGATGGAGGGCCGATATACATTGCAGATGCTAAGGCAAGACTCCTCTCAAAGCTTAGCCGAATCAGTGGCATTGCTGCCGGACAAAAAGAGAAAGATGCTAATGCAGAATCTGACCCAGAAAGAAGCTGAGTCTCTTTTATTTGACTGGGCTTTCTGGGCGCGACCCAAACAGTTACCGCCGCCGGGAGATTGGTTTTGCTGGCTCTTACGCAGCGGTCGAGGTTTTGGCAAGACCCGGGCTGGAGCTGAATGGGTAGTTGCCTGTGCCAAGGCTGAAGAAGGTCCGATAGCCCTGGTCGGGCAGACGAAGGCGGATGTCAGGGACACTATGGTCGAGGTCGGCGAATCCGCCATTCTAAACATCTCGCCGCCATGGTTCAGGCCGCACTACGAACCCAGTAAACGAAGGCTGATCTGGCCCAATGGCGTAATAGCAATTATCTACTCTGGAGATGAGCCTGACCAGCTCAGAGGACCACAGCATGCTAAAGCCTGGATAGATGAGCTGGCCAAGTTTAAATACGCTCAGGAAACATGGGATAACCTGGAGCTGGGATTAAGGTTAAGCAAACGACCACAGGTAGTTGTTACTACTACGCCAAGGCCTGTCAACATAATGAGAAAGCTTCTATTGGATAAAGGCACAATCGATGTCCAGGGAAGCACATATGAAAATTGGTCGAACCTGTCTGAGAGTTTTATTGAGAGGGTGGTTTCCAGATATGAGGGCACTAGGTTAGGTCGGCAGGAATTGAAGGGCGAGTTACTTGAAGATGTACCGGGCGCTTTGTGGAAACGGAGCGATATTAAGTATAAGCCGGCGCCAGACCTCACGCGGATTGTAGTGGCAATCGACCCGGCATCGACAAGTGACATAGATGCTGATGAGACCGGCATAATAGCTGCCGGCAAAGGAATTGACGGGCAGTTCTATATCCTGGCTGACCGCTCATGTCGAGCTTCTCCGGATGGATGGGCCCGGCGGACCATCCAGGCATATAGAGATTACCGAGCCGACCGGATAATCGGTGAAGTGAACAACGGCGGCGAGATGGTCGAATTGACACTGCGGACCATAACCAGGAGCATCCCTTATAAAGCGGTTCACGCCAGCCGTGGTAAACAGGCCCGGGCGGAGCCGATATCGGCATTATATGAGCAGGGCAAAGTCTATCATGTCGAGCCCTTCCCGGACCTAGAGGACCAGTTATGTACCTGGACCCCAGACAGTGGAGACAGTCCTGACCGGCTCGATGCTTTAGTCTGGGCACTTACTGAATTATCAGAAACGAGTGAAGCCGCCCCGGTGGATAGCCCGATATTAGTGAGAAGGCCGGAGTTCAGCGGCATTAGAGGGAGGACGTTTTGAAAATCGGACGTTTTGAAATAAAACTGGCAGAATCCAAACAGTCCCCCAAGCAGGAATTTACCAAGGAAGTAGGCGGCACGGGGACAACTTACTTCGGCGGGCAGCTTGCTGAGAATGAATATAATGCTGACCTTAAAGGTTCCAAGGGCCGGGCAATTTATGAGAAGATGCGCAAATCGGACGGACAGGTCAAAGCCGCCCTGCTTGCGTGCAAATTACCTGTCCTCTCTGCCTCATGGGCAATAGAGCCAGCCAGTGAAGATCCTGCCGACGTCGATATTGCCGGGTCAATTGAAAGCAATCTGTTCGATGGCATGACGGTCACATGGGATAATTTTCTTAGCCACTCCCTTCTCATGCTGGATTTCGGCTTCATGATTTTTGAAAAGGTCTTCGAGCTTGTAGATGGCAAATACCAGTGGAGAAAGCTGGCACCCAGATTGCCGAATACTGTTTTTCAATGGCACCTGGATGATAACGGCGGCTTGCAGGGGATTCAGCAGGCAGTCTATAAGGGTACCCAGTACGAATTTATCGACATTCCTGTAGAGAAGCTGCTTGTCTTCACCAACAACAAGGAAGGCGCTAACTTTGAGGGCGAGTCGATACTTCGTGCCGCTTATAAGCACTGGTACTACAAAGACAACCTGTATCGCATCGATGCCATGGCAGCCGAGCGCCATGCCCTGGGCGTTCCATTTTTCCAGCACCCGGCGGATGCCAAGACTGAAGATAAGTCCAGGATAGATGAGCTGGGTCAACGCCTGTACGCCCATGAGCAGGCTTATATTCGCCTTGCTGAAGGCTATGAGTTCGATATTAAAGGTCTATCCGGCACGATTAAAGATATCTTACCGTCCATCAACGAGCATAACAGGCAAATCGCCATGTCGGTCCTTGCCGATTTTATGGTACTGGGGACCGCCGATGTAGGCAGTTATGCCCTGTCCAGGGATAAGAGCTCCTTTTTCCTGCTATCCTTGAACGCCGTGGCCAAGAACATCTGCGATACCTTCAATCGATACGCTATTCCCCAGCTGGTTGATTTGAACTACAACGTGACTGATTATCCCCAGCTAACCTATTCCGGGTTAGGAATGAGGGACATTGGAATATATGCCAAGGCTGTTACCGACCTGATTACTGCTGGAGCGCTCACGCCGACACCTGACATAGAAGACGTGCTGAGAGATATGCTCAGCCTTCAAGCCAAGCCGGAGGAGGAACCAGGGCAACCGGCACAGCAAACCGAGAAGCGTATCTTTAAAGGTGCTGAGCCCAAATACAGCCGGGACCTGACTTTCGCCGAGAAGTTCGTTGCTCTTGATGAAATCGAGAAGCGACTTAATGATGCTGAGCAGGCAATAGTTAAAGCCGCCTCGGATGTGCAGAAAAAGCAGATTGAGAAGCTGGGCGAGGTAGCCCTGAGGATTGTAGAAAGGAAGCAGTTATCGAGGCTCGAGGATATCGATGTCCCGTTCAGGGCTGAGATGTCTGCGGCTATTGGTGCGGTACTTCTTGATTTATTTAATTACGGCCGGCAGCAAGTTAAAAAGGAGCTGGCAGGTCAGATGAAAGCCGGCCTGGCTGAACCGGAGCCGATTAATCCTGAGGCATTGGCTCTAATATCTGAGTTCTTAAAGACCCGGGCGAAGGCCAGCGTCAATATCCTGTCAACCAAACTGCGGTCAGCGCTTACCTTCGAGGCTCTAAGGCAAATCAAGCAGGGAATCGTGGACCATGACGCTCTGTTGAAAGTCATGAATGACCTGTCGAACAAGGAACTTCTAGCGACAGCGAGTTATTCAGTAAACGAAGCTTTCAACTTTGGGCGCAGTTCGCAGGCAGCCGAGGACTCGGAAGATATAGACCGGGTGCAGTATTCATCTATCCTGGACAAGAATGTCTGCTTGAAGTGCGAGCCCCTAGACGGTGAAGAGTGGGACTATGACGACCCGCGAACGGAACGATATGCTCGCGGTAACCCGGATTGCGAAGGCGGCAACAGGTGCCGCTGTATGGAGATCTATATTGCTAAGTCAGAAAGGAGGAACAGATAATGCCTTACACAGTAAAAAACCCGCCTGAAAGAATCAAAGATTTACCCGAGCATGCGCAGGAGATATGGGTGGCGGCTTTTAACAGCGCTTGGGATGAATACAATGGAGATGAATCTAAGTGCAATGCCGTTGCCTGGGCAGCTGTGAAGCTCAAGTATAAGCAGGACAAAGATGGTAAGTGGGTGGCACTGGATGAAAACAAACTGGAGACAGTTGATATTTCCGATGTCGAAATCCTGGCCGTAGGTAAGTGGAACGGCCATCCAAAGGAAGTCGAGTTTACCAAGGAGGACCTCGATGATTTGGTTAAGGCTTTCAACGAGCTGGCCGGCAATGAAAAGCTAAACTACGAACCTCCAGTGAAACTCGGTCATGACGACAGCCAGAATCTGCTTCAGAAGGACGGGTACCCGGCAGCTGGCTGGGTGAAATCTCTGAAGAGGGTCGGTGACAAACTTATTGCCAGTTTTGCCCAGGTACCCAGGAAGCTTGGGGACATCATCAAAGCTGGTGGTTATAAGAAAGTATCAAGCGAGGTGAACTCAAACTACGAGATAGGCGGCAAAACGTATCCCTGGGTGCTCAAGGCTGTGTCCTTGCTGGGCGCCGATATACCGGCGGTCAAGAGCATTCAGGATATCGTCGCCCAGTATAAAGAAAATAAGGAGCAATCACTGATTGTCCTGTACGAATCAGGATCGCCCGGGCAGGAGGATACTTTAGCCGAGTGGGACACGGCTTGGATTAATAACTTGGACGATTCCTGTTTCGCTTATATTGAACCAGGTGGTGAGAAAGATGAGGAGGGGAAAACAGTACCGAGAGCCCTCCGGCATTTGCCATATAAGGGTGCGGACGGGAAGGTCGACCTGTCGCACTTACGCAATGCCCTAGCTCGTCTTCCTCAAACTAATCTGTCTCCGGAAGAAATGGCTAAAGCGAGAGCCAAACTGGTCGCCGCCGCCAAGGAAGCGGGAGTCGGCGACTATAAAGAATCTGAAAAGGAGGACACAGAGAAAGTCATGGAAACAGAACTTAGAAAAGTGCTCGGCATAGATGAGAAGGCTGACATCCTAGCGACGGTCAAAGCCTTAAAAGAGAAGGCCGAGGTAAAACAGCCTGAAACGGTATCCCTAGCGGAGTACACCGCAACCAAGGAAGAAGTAAAAAGGTTAACAACTGCTCTAGCCGAGCGTGATAGAGACAAGGCTGTGGCTGACGCCATAGCCGCAGGCAAAATCACGCCGGCACAGAAAGCATGGGCAGATACCTATGCCATGAGCGACCCGAAAGGATTCGGCACATTTGTAGCCGCTCAGCCCGTCATCGTTAATCTTGGTGAGAAAGGTCATGACGGTGGAGGGGACGTTCAGCTGACCGAGACCGAAATCAAGGTAGCTGAAAAGATGGGAGTGAGTAAGGAAGACCTGCTCAATTCGAAGAAAGCGGAGGCAAAGAAATAAATGACTGCACTTTCAGCAAATAGAGAAACCGCCCGCAAAGAGGGCGACATTAAATCATTCCCAGTCTATACCGGAACCGCAATCCACAAGGGTAGCCTGGTTATGCTTAATTCGACTGGCTACCTGATTCCAGGCGCCGATACCGCTTCGTGCAAGTTTGTTGGCGTGGCTATGGAATCGGTCACGGCAGCGGAGGTGACTTCAAGCGGCGCCAAATGGGTTAGAGTCTACCGGCGGGGCGCATTCCTGCTGGGGGCTCAGGCCATTGACCAGTCAAACGTCGGTGGCCTTTGCTATATAGCCGATGACCAGACGGTCGAGGATGCCGCCGGGTCAGTGACTAACGACATCGTTTGCGGCAAGATTGTGGAATTCGTAAGTTCTACGTCCTGCTGGGTGGATATCGGAGACCGGGTTGCCTAGTAGGAGTTAATCATGGTTGAGGAAATCTACCGCTCGCCCCAATGGTTAGACTTTATCGTAAGGGTAATAAAAGCTCCAATGGTTGGTTTGCTTAACCAGGTGGCCGACCATCTTCCCGAACCAACAAAGGAAAATATGCACCAACCGAATACCTTAACCTTAATTGAATTGAGAGACGAGTTCTTTCAATTTGAAAATAATCCCGGCAGGTATAAGGTGTTCAAGGGCATCTGGAACTTCCTAATATTCCTGTACGATTACGATAACTATTATCGCTACCGGATTGATTGGGTTATCGAGCGGTGGAAGACCAAGCCGTGGTTGCCTAGAGAGAAACACAGACCGGAACATTTCTGGAGAGAGTGGGATAAAGAGAAAAGTGGACAATGAAGTTCTCGAAGTTGGCGACCGTTGTTTTTGTGGCGGTGAAATTAGTCGCATGTATGTTGTCCAGCACAACATCTGGCAAGGGAAATGCTTTATCTGCGGTAGAAAATATATGGTTGCCGATGTCGAGTGGCGATCTCACTCAATTCAAGACCTAGACAAAGTAAATTTAATAGAAAGAGGAGGTAATAGAAAGTGGCTCTAGTAACGAGTGATTTGTTAGCCGCCCTTCTGACCAACCAGAAGGTTATATTCCAGAAGGCTCTCGGTGATGCCATACTCGCAAATAACGACTATGCAAAAATCTCCACCCGGATGCCGAGCGATACCGACAAGGAGACGTATAATTGGCTTGGTGCTACGCCGAACATGAATGAGTGGAAGGACAAACGCAAACTCAACGGGCTGCGTCCTTACAACTACACCCTCACCAATAAGCATTATGAGGGGAGCATCGAGATTGAGAGAAACACTATTGAAGACGAAAAGTACGGGATGATTAAGCCGAGAGTCCAGGGCTTAGCCATCTCTGCTATTCGGCACTACAATAAGTTGGTCTTCACTCAACTCGATGATGGCGCCAGCCTTCTAGCTTATGACGGCATTGAATTCTTCGATACGGTCCGTGTCATCGGTGCCAGCGCCAATATCGCCAACAGGCTTTCAGGCAACTACTCCGACTCGGAAGCCGAGGTGAGGGCTGGTATTGCGGCCGGTGCCGTAGCCATGGCTGGCTTCCAGGACGACTGGGGTGAGGTGCTCGGGTTAATGCCTGATACCATAGTCTGTTCGCCGCTCATGGCTATGCTCATCCGGACAGCCCTGAGCCCGGGCGTTTCCGGGGTTGTCCGTCCTGAGGCAGAGCTCATCAAGCAAATAGTCGCCAACCCGTGGATTGATGCCGACACCGACGACTGGTACCTGCTCTGTACCAAAGAGATGGTGAACCCAGTCATCTTCCAGATACGCAAGGAGCCTGAGTTCGTCGCACTGGACGACCCGAAGTCAAGCCACGTCTTCCTGAACAAGACATTCATCTACGGCGTGGATGACAGGTTTGCCGTAGGGTACGGCGATCCCCGAACAGCTGTTCAACTGCACAATACCTAAACTTGAAATTGAATAGTTGACAGTCTGCTTGAGAACTGAGAGAGGGAGCACTCGAGTGCTCCCACTCTTGCTTGGAGATAACCACTGCAAATATTTCTCAAGAAATAGAGGTGATGTTATGCCTAAAGACAAAATCAAGGTGAAGATATTGCTCGAGGCTTCACTTGTAATTGACCGGGACGACCTGGAGCCGTTCAAGAAGGCGGGCAACGCCCACATCATCGATACCGTCTTCAGGAATAGCCAGGATATCGATGTCTCGGTAATCCCGACAGAAAAGAAGGAATCTTGAGGAGGTTCAGATGGAAGAAAAGAAACAGGATGGCGTAAAATTCAGAGGTCGCTTTGAAGTCGAGTGTCTTCGTTGGGTCGTTGAGAATGGTAAACGGGTTAGGAAGCTCGTCTGGAGAGAAGACGTTCATAATATACTGACGGACGAGGGTCTCAATAGAATACTGGACGTCGTTCTCCACGCGACGACTCAAAATACTACCTGGTATTGTTGTCTCGTAGAGACCGATACGACACCGGCGGCGAATCAGACCTACGATGTTCCGGTCTATACCGAGTCGACGGCGTACGACGAAGCGACTCGACCGGAGTATAACGAAGCCGCGGCGTCGAGTAAATCGACTACTAACTCGGCTAACAAGGCAGTCTTCACGATTAACGCTACGAAGACTATGTATGGCGCGTCGCTCGTAAGCTTGAATACGAAAGGCGACCATACCGCCGGCGCTAATAACGTTCTTCTCTGCTACGCTAAGTTCTCGTCTAGCAGAAGCGTAGTAGACGACGACGTTATTAACCTGACCTATACGCTGACAGCCGCAGACGACGGAGTCTAGTAATTAGTTGAGCAAGGAGACAAGTAATTCGGAGTTAGCTCGGCTGGGAAACTAGTCGGGCTAACTCGAATAGCAAGGAGAAATATGTCGTATATAGCTGTTACTCGTAATACAAAAGGTATCGAGTTCGAGTCGATTCGTAAAACACTGGACGGTCGCTTCAATGATTTACACGACGAGCTAAGCGCCGCTTATTACGACTATTGGCGTAAAGGACTTAGTAAATCGTTTCGTAATTTTAATGTCCAGACTACTATCGAAGAAAGCGAGGCTCTTTTTAATGAATTGCATGGACTTCTCTTTGACCTTCGTCTAATCGCTTTTCACGATGCAAATATGGCTCTACCGATAGCAAGGCGCGTACCCGAAACGGAATATAGATATATTCACGAAAGAGACTCGATAGTAGTTGATAAAATCGCCGAAGCTCAAGCAAAAATAGATACTTTAGCTAGCAAAGGTATTTCAATAGCGGGAGTATAATGGCTCAAACATTTTATCCGATAACGCCAGTAAACGTAACCCCTAGTACGACCGGCGCTTGGACGGACGTTAACGTTAGTAGTTATATACCGTCCGGCGCTACAGGAGTCGTTTTACACGTTACTGCTACAAACGACTGGGTATTCGGTTATAGAAAGAACGGTAGTACGGACGCGAGAACTGGGACTATGCGCCCGAACTCTCATGCGTGGGCTATGATTGGCGTAGACGCTAATCGAATCTTTGAGGCGTATATACAAATGACGGCTTGTCCGACTATATGGTTAGTCGGCTATACAATGACGGGCGTAACTTTTCTAACAAACGGCGTTAATAAAAGTCCTGGTTCGACAGGCTCGTGGGTAGATATGAATTGCTCGTCGGATGCTCCGAGTAGCGTCGCTGTTATCTTCGAGATTATCGAAACCGATGCCTCTAACACCGCGTTTGGTCTTAGAAAAAACGGTAGTACGGATAATAGAGTTACAACTGTTCATACGCGGTCGTGCTTGGGGGCTATTATCGGCGTAGACGCAAGTCAGATTTGCGAGGGGTATAAAGGCGGTTCGTTAGTTTATATGTATTTGGTAGGTTACGCTACCGACGGCGTTACTATGAATACTAACGCCACAGACGTAAGTTTAACCGGAACAGCGTCTTGGACTGACTTATCCGCTCTACCTACTGGCGCCGTAATGGGTTTTATCGAAATTTCGTCTTCAGCCTCATATAAATACGGATTAAGAAAGAACGGAAGCTCAGAGAATATTTATCTTGTAACTCTTAATCATAACTGGGGTTTTGTAGAATGCGACGCTAGTTACATTATTGAGGGCAAAATAGCAAACACCGCTGTAGACTTTTTCGTTTCGGGGTATGCTTCAGTTGCGGGAGTCACTACTTACGAAATGTCTTGCTCCGACGGGCTTAAAGCCGGAGAGTCTCTCGTTAAGGGAAGTAAAACGATGAGCTTGTCTCTAACGGACGGACTAAAGGGTAGCGAATCGACCGCTCAGCCGACTACGATGGTTAAGACCGCGACTGACGGACTCAAGTTAAGCGACTTATCTCTAGGCGCTCTCGGCTACTCTATGTTAGCCTCAGATGGATTGAAGTTAAGCGATACCGTTCTAAATATACTCGGTTATGGACTACTGGCGAGCGACGGTCTTAAGGTCGGAGAGTCTTTATCTCATCTATACCAAGCTAATCCGTCAATAACAGATGGCTTTAAGCTAAGCGAAACTCTATTGGCTAAGCTTCTAATACAAGCGCTTCTCTCGGAGGGTCTAAAGCTTAGCGATACACCTACGACTGTCGAAGAATATAACGTAACTCCGGTCGCTCAAGCTCAGTTTACCGGCGGTTATGCTCACCAAACGCAATACAAAGATGGCTACGTTTATTTTACTCTCCGTAATAGTTCTTATCCGTGGATATATAGGGTAAGCGCAACGAATTATGCATCTTATAGCCATCTCGTACTCAGCGGCGCCGCTAGTGGTATTTCAGACTGCGAAATTGTAGGGAATTTTATCTGGACGTGTCCGTATAACAACGGGAGCTTCTTTCAAATCGACCTAAGCGACTTTTCTATCGAACACGAATATACTGGGGCGTATGCCGACGCTATGTGCTGTGACGGTACTTATCTATATCTTGTAGGCGGCTACGGATATGTCACTCAATATGATTTAAGCGGTAACCCCGTTAACTTCGTCGATAAGGGAAGTCAATACTTCCACGGTATAGTCGAGGACGGAGACTATCTATATCTTAACTCTTATACTGAGGGCGTTGTCTATAAATTACTTAAATCGGACTTAAGCACGGTGGCTACCAGTGTCGCTTTAGGCTCGTGTACCGACGATATAGCTCAGGACGCTAATTATATTTACTTGGCTAGAGAGACGGGTACGGCAGGCGTCGTGCGAGTTAAGAAGTCCGATTTATCTGTAACTGTCGTCTCGCCGTCCGGTATGGGGTACTCGTATGGCGCTTTCATATATGGAAATAAGTTAATCCAGATAGACATTACTAACACAAAATTATGGATTTTCAGTATACCAAGTCTCGTACTTGAAAAGATAGTAACACTAACGGGCTTATCCTACTCTGGCGCTCCGTGCGAAATTTCGTACGACGGTCAATATCTTCATATAGCGCAGTGGGATAGTAGCAATACCGCTTTAATTAAGATTGCCGTCGCTGATTTCGGCGGTCTAGGAGCTGAAACTTACGAGTTATCTCTAACTGACGGACTTAAGCTAAGCGAAGTTAACGCCGGTAAGTTAGCTTTAGCTTTAGCTTTATCGGACGGTCTAAAGCAGAGCGACGTTACTACTGGAGTCATTACGGCGTTTAATACTCTTCTCGACGGGCTAAAGGTTAGTGATACTCCAATAGCTAAGTTGATAACCAACGCTCTCCTTAGTGAAGGGATAAAATTAAGTGATTTGGCGACTATAGCTGCTGGAATTTACGAGCTGTTAGCCACAGACGGAATTAAACACGGCGAGACATTATCAACTTTGCTACAAACCACCCCCATCCTAACAGATGGTGTAAAACCTGGTGATTCTGTAACTACCCAGAGATTGACTTACCCTATTCTTAATGATGGGACAAAGTTAGGTGAAACTATATCGCGTCTTTTCCAATCAAATCCCACCTTAACTGACGGGTTGAAGCCAGGCGACTCTGCAACAACTCAAAAAACGACAAATCCCACCCTTAGCGATGGGACAAAAGTAAGCGATGCCTTAATAGCACAGATAGTATTAAACGCTTTAGCCCAAGATGGTATAAAACTGGGTGATTTGGCTTCTAAGATATACTTTTTAAACTTGCTGTTGCAGGAAGGATTAAAGCTGAGCGATGCTAGTACGCTGGCAGACCTCTATTTCCTAGCTCTGGCAGACCAATTGAACCTGGGGGATTTGCCGTCAACCCTTGCGAATCTACAGGCTCTAATCCAGGACGGATTAAAACTGAGCGATTCTCCACTCACCAATGCCATACTACAGATGGCGCTGTCGGAAGGATTGAAACTCAGCGACGTCGCGCAAGTAACTGCAGCAATCTATCAAATCTTAGTTAGCGACGGACTGAAGATGAGCGATTCGCCAATAACTAAAGCTCTATTTCAGGTGTCATTGTCAGATGGATTGAAGTTAAGCGATATAGCCCAGGTAGCTGCCACGATATATGAGCTTCTCGTCAGTGATGGATTTAAATTAGGCGATTCCACGTCGGTTCGCCTTAATTTCTTAATGGCGATAACTGAGGCGTTGATATTATCAGATGCAATAATCACGCAGAAAACAGCCAATCCCACTATCAGTGATGGCATGAAAATAAGCGATGTCCTGGCAACCGATATAATCTATGTTATCGGGCGGCTTCTTAGAATCATATTCGGGAAACGAAACTATCGTAAGGCAGCGCTTATTAATCGCCCCTATCAACAAATATTGTTCGATAATCGCCACTATCGGGACACGACTATAACAATGAGGGAGGTGTAGGCATGACGGAACAGGTATTCAGGCGCGGTCAGACAGTAGAGTGTTATGCCGAAGTAAAAACACAGGCTGGTGCCTACGTTGACCCGACAAGCATAGTCGTAACTATCCTGGATCCGAACGGTGTGGCGAAGGTGACTGCTCAGGCGATGACTAAGTTAGAAGTGGGCAAGTACGCCTATTACTATACGGTGCCGGCAGATGGCGGATATGGGTGGTGGGTCGACTACGCGACTATTACAGATGGCTCCGGTGCCGGAGCGAAAGTGACAATGCCTCAGGGTCAGTTTGAGGTAAGGGAGATAGGAAAGTGAGTTACTGTACTTTATCTGACGTTAGATCGCTGAATCCTACGCGTGAATATAGCCCGACGAGTACGCCCAGTGAAGAACAGGTCGAGGCCCTGATTACTCAAATAGCCGCCGAGATTGATGCTGTGCTCCAGGCGCAGGGCTATACGGTCCCGGTAACGACTCCGGCTAATTTTGTCATTGCACTCAAGGCAATAAATGCCTATGGAGCAGCTGCCCTGGCGGAGATGGGTATGTTCCCTGAAACCTCAGAGATGGGCAGCACTCCGCACTGGAAAACATTAAACGAGAAGTATGAAAACTGGATGAAAGCGTTAAGGAACGGGGAGATACCGCCTGAATTAAGCGCAGGTACAGCCGGAGAGATGGTCGGTGGTTATTACACGGATGCGGCGGACCAGAGCGAGTTTCCCGACCCGGCATTCAGGAAGAAGGACACAGACCTTCAGTTTTAGTGAGGATAAGGATTTTTAATGGCTGAGTTTAAGTTAACGTTTGAAGTGGACGGCGATGTTCAGTTAGAACGCTCATTTGCACGTTTCGCTGAGAATGTTAAAGATGCCAGGGAGCCGTTTAGAGAGATAGCCATAGATTTCCACGAAATAGAGAGGGAGCAGTTTGAATCGGAAGGCGGTCGCGGATCGGGCGGCTGGAAGCCTCTGAGTCATGACTACGCCGAGTGGAAGGCTGAGAATTTTCCGGGTGCAAAGATTATGGTCCAGTCCGGTCTATTGAAAGGCTCTCTGACAGGTGAGAATCCCTGGAGCATTGAATCCATCGAGCCGTTGCAGATGACTTTAGGCACTAAGCTGGGCTATGCGAAATATCACCAGCGGGGAGGCAGGAAATTACCACAACGCTGGTTGATTGATTTGACTGAATCAGACAAGAAGCGCTGGACCGACATATTTCACAGCTGGCTGGTTAAACAAGCCAATAAGGAGTTCGCCGGGATTATGCCTGTAATCGGTGCCGGCAGGTCTCATGTAAAAAGGATTTAGGAGGTTAGAGTATGACATTGGTGCTCCTGGAGGGCGCAATAAGCGCCCTCTATTCATATCTGCATGACAATATAGCGGATAAATTAGATGAAATCGACGTCCGATATTCTGACGGGGTTATTCTGGAAGACATAAAAGAATGGTATCAGGGCGAGATGCCCTTCAACTTTCCTGAGGTTCCCTCTATCTCTCTGGTAGGCAATGGCTGGCGCCCCGGTTCGCAACAGGCGGAATTCCTCGAGGTCAACAACCTGGTCGACATTATAGTCATGGTGGGCGACGCGGAGCCCTCCGTAAGGTTTAAGAGGCTTTGCCGGTACGCCCTGGCGATAATCGAACTGCTTATGGCTGGCGAAGACACGTATGGATATACCCAGTACTTCGATGGCGATATAGCGCTTTCTGAAGTTTTGAGCACACCACAATTCCTTCAGGCAATCAGGATCCCGGTCAGGTTATTCAAAATCGAGTCTTAGGAGGTGGATTATGGTCTATAGCGAGAACTTCGTGGTCGACGAAGCAAAAGAACCAGGACCCTTACCTGTGAGTGATATTGAGTCTGTCGAGGCTTTGAGGGTGAAGGTAAAAGAGCACCGCTCGAAAGTGGGACAAGGGCTCATTACATCGCCTGAGGACACAGTTTCTCAAGAGACTCTAACGGTACAGGCAACTAAGGAGCGCAAGAGGGCGCATCAAAGTGAATTAAGGAGGTAGACGAAAAATGGCTGACCAGACTATGGTCGTCACTGAGGCAATCAAAGCCGGTCTTCTTGACGTATCGGCTCATGCCAATGCAAAGCTCGGCAACTCGGCGGGCTCCGACTATTTCTATATGCCGAACGATGGCAAAACGGTCCTCGTTTGCGCGGTCGGGGCATCAGCGAAGGCAATCACATTCACTCCAGTGACTGATAGGTTCGGACGAACCGAGACTTTAGCAGTCACGCCGACGTCAAGCAAGACGTCGATAATCGGTCCGTTCGTGCCCGAGCTCTGGAATCAATCGAACGGATGCGTCAAGTTTCAGCCAGCAGCGGGCGGGTTGGCCACCGATATTTATCTAGCCGTCCGTGTATCCGGGTAACTAAATTAAAGGAGGAGATGAACCAATGGCTAAAACAATCGCTAATGTTCTGACTGGTGTAGCTACCCTCTACTTCAAATACCCGATTGGCGGCAGCTACGTCGAAGTCGGCTACACCGAAGATGGTGTACAGCTCGAGTATAACGCCGACACGGCCGACATTGAAGTCGAAGAGACTACCTTCCCTATCGACCGTGTAATCACCAAGGAAAGCCTGAGCATCAAGTGCAATATGGCTGAGTCTTCACTGGCTAATATAGACAAAGCTATTGCCGGGAGCGTCCTATCCGGCTCTACTATCACTATCGGCGGCGGCGTCATGAAGGATATGTCTATCCAGATTGTGGGCACCAATCCAGCCGGCTTCGCTCGAACGATAACCATCGCGCTAGCCAACGCAGTTGGTGCAGTCGGCATAGCTTATCGGAAAGGGGCTAAGACAGTCGTTCCGGTTACTTTCCAGGCTCTCAAGGGCACCAGTGACGTTTGCACCATAGTCGATTCAGCGAGCTAAAGTCTATAACGAATAGCTAGGGGTGAAATATGGTTGAGAGAAGTGAAAGTGAAAAGTTAATGCAAGTTCCGGTTAAGGTGTTCCTGGGCGGTAAAGAGTACGAAATCAAGCCTTTGCCGATTAAATACTCGGTACCCTGGGTGAGAAAGGTTGTCGATCTACTCAAAGTCGTGCCTCGCTACACTACAACAACTACCGATTCACCCGAAGCCTTCGAAAAAGCCATTACAGCTATCATGTCAGACTCTCCGGCAACAATCATCGATTTATTCTTTGAATACGCCCGAGATCTGAAGAGAGAGGAAATCGAATTGGTAGCGACTTCAGCGGAGATTGTAACGGCTTTCGAGGAGGTAGTTGAGCTGGAGCGCCCTTTATTGGGAGCGCTGGCAAAGGCAACGAAATTGATTTCACAATAGGTGCCGCTTTCGAAGTATTCCTGTCAACATGGCACCTGGACCCGGTTTATATTTGCGAGCACTGGACCCGGGAGTTGCTGGACCTGATGGTAGAAAAGATGACTGAACGCAGTCATAAACGGTCTGAGTCTGAAGTCATCATGGAAAAGGATATCGAAATAGTGAGTGATGCCACCCTATTCTCCCGTGCTGGCATCAAGGTTGAGAAGGCAGGTTAAAATGGCGTTTAGTGTATCTGACCTTATGCTTAAAGTGGGAATAGACACGTCTGACCTGAACAAAGGTCTCAATAACATGACCAGAGAGGTTCAGGACTCGGTCAAGAAGATGCAGACCAACTTCAGGGTTATGGGCGCGGCTATGACGGCTGTCGGCGGCGCTGGATTGGCGATGGTAGAATCAACCAAAGCTCTGAATGCCCAGCTAAGCATGACAGCCCAAACCTTAGGCGTTTCAGCCAATAAAATGAAGCAGATGGCATTGGCTGTCACGGACGTGAGCTTCCCGTTAAAAGATGTTACAGCCACGTTCGAACTGCTGGCACGGGCCGGCATGAAAAACACAGAGGAAATAAAAGGAACCGCTAAGGCCTTTGACGACCTGGCCGAAGCTACTGGAAGCGAGGCATCGCAGGTAACTGATACCCTGATTCCCGCCTTCAACGTGTTCGGTATAGACCTTGCCGATGCCGGAGATGTGGTCGATAAATTCACGTGGCTAACTAAAAATACGACCGTAAATCTCGATGACTTTGGCTCAGCCATGACCTGGGTGGCTAAGGAAGGCTCTACTCTAGGCTTAACTCTCGACGACATGGTAGCAATTATGGCCGTGTTGAATTCCAGGGGTATTACCGGAGCGGCTGCCACCAGGGCCTTTCGCTCTGCAGTTACAGAGGCAGTCAAGGAAAACAGGAGCCTGAACGATGTCCTGGGCATATCACAGACTGAAATCGATGGCTATAAGACGAAGCTGGATAATGCCAGCGGTATCACTAAGAAATATGCCGACCTCAGCGAAAAGCAGTACGGCATCATGGACAAGCTCAAGCAGGCCTGGAGTGAGTTGAGTTTGAGGTTAAGCAGCTTTCTGACGCCACTGGAGCCGGTGCTTGCCGGGATGACGGCAGCCGGCTCTATCTTGATGTTCCTGTCAACAACAATGGGACTGGCAACTATCAGGTGGGTTGCGCACGCCGCTGCAGTTATATCTAATACGTTTGCTTTAATGGCTTTTAATGCGGCAGGCTGGTTGGACATAGCCATGACGAAGGCGGCGACGGTAGCGCAGTGGGCCTGGAACGCAGCGCTTGCGGCTAATCCGATTGGTATCGTTATCCTGGCTGTAGGTGCCCTTGCGGCAGCCATAGCGGCTATTGCAATCAAATCCAGGAAGACGGCGGCTGAAACCAATACTTCGCTACGGACGATTGGTGAAACGGCACATCAAGTCACTCAGGTGGTGACCGACACTGTCACGCGCATGGATAATCTAGGTCAGGTTGCTGGAATTGTTGGGGATGAGGCTGAGAAAGCTCTAGTAAAGTTTGGGAAAGCTGCTCAAGTTAAGCAGCAGGTGGAAGACCTGAAAACAAGCATGGGTGACCTGCTGAGGGAAACGAAAAAGGTTGCCGAAGAATGGGCTTTTGCCCAGACTGAAGCCGGACGTTTAGGTCTGACTATGGAGGACCTGACCCGGTACCTGCTTGCTCAGGGCTGGACGCTCGAGCAGATAACCGTTGCCTATAATAAGTGGGGTACTGATGTTAATGAGGTAGCCAAAGGGATAGGCGTAAGCTTGCAGGATGTGGCCAGGGCAGCCAGTCAAACGACAGCTCAGATGTTATCCGATGCTCGTGACTTGGCCAGTGATGCCAAGGATAAAGCCAGGGAACGCACCCGGGTTGAAAAGGAAGCCATCGATTCCCAGATGCAGAAATACCGTGATGCCCATCAGGAAAAGATGGCCGGCATACAGGATGAATACAATGCCCAGATTATGGCTATCGACGCTGCTTCGAATGCCGAAATCATGGCTCTTCAGGACCGCATCGATGCTATTGACAAGACAATTGATGATGCCCGGAAGCTCGAGGAGGATAAGCAAAACCAGGAAAGGATAGATGAGTTAAAAGGTAAAATATCCCACGAAACCAATGCCGGTAAAAGGGCTGAACTGCAAAAAGAGCTCGACGATTTTCTGCTACAACTTCAGCGTCAGAAGCAGGAAGATGAACTAAGAGACCAGCAAGAGGCTCTACGCCGGCAGATTCAAGCACTGCGCAACAATGCTGAACTTCAAAAGCAGATAGCCCTCGAGCAGTATGAGGCGAAGAAAAGAATAGCCGAGCAGGAGCTCGCGGATTTCATCGCCAAGAAAGAGAAGGAGAAGGCGGACCTAGACATCGCTCTGGATGAGCAGTTGAAGCGCTACGATGACGAGCTGGTTGCCTTTGAGAAACTACTCGAGGATAAATTGGCTGCTATGGCAGCCTTTGTCGCCGCGTACAATGCCCTTGTAGCATCTATGAGGGCTCCGGGTACCGGCGGCACCGGTGGAGGTACTGGCGGGACAGGTGGGACCGGTGGAGGCGGTGGAGGTACTGGCGGGGGTGGCGGTCGTACAGGTGAGGGCACTCCTGGCGGTGAAGGCGGCTACATTCCAGGTCTGCAACCTGGCGGTATTGTCATGCGCCCGTTGATTGCCAGGCTGGGTGAAATGGCTCCGAATATACCCGAAGCGGTTATCCCTCTTGATAAATTGAGAGGGATGATAGGCTCTATAGAGCGCGGCACAGCTAATATTTTCATTTACCTGGACGGCAGAGTTTTAGCTGAAAAACTGGGGGTTCCGTTGGTTGACATCATCAGAGTGAAGACTGGAGTACATATTTAATGGCGGTAACCGAGATCGGAAGAGCACACGTCTGAACTCCAGTCACACGACTTGATCTCGTATGCCGTCTTCTGCTTG